CCTGTGTCTCACCGCCGACAAAGTCGATGGTAGGCAATGTATATGGACTAAGTGAGCATTGCATATACATCACCCGCCTTTCTCGGTTTACTTATCCTTCGGCGCCTCTGCGGTGACGACAATATCGGCGCCCTCCAGCATACCGGCAATCTCCTCGATGGCGGCAATGCTGCCGCCCAGATTGCCAAGGTTCTGCTTTCCGTTCACAGAGATGCTGTTCAATGCACCCAGGACAAGCGCAAGCCGCTGCATGATTTCATTCTTCATTGTGGTATCTCCTTTAACTCATAGAATTTATCTTTGATTCAAGTTCCTCTATCCTGCGATAGAGCTTTTGAATCATGTAGGTATTGAGCGAGACAAACTCGCCGTACCGAAGTTCGTAGAAACGCTCTGTCACTCCGTCTTTAACGAAGTCATCTGCCAACTCCTCAATCGTGAGCCCCGCAAAGTCTTGCGTGGTCAATCCAGTATCCAACAGGGCCCGTTCCACATCCTGTGCGATGAATCCAGTATGGTATCTGCCGGATGTACCGCTATTCATCTTGTACTGAGTGGGCTTGAGCGACATGAAAAAGTTTTCATACTTACCCATATCATACTCAATCGAATTTTTGATTCGTCTGTCAGAACCAGTAGAGATTTCTGTGCTTGCCACGATTGCGCCGCCAGACACATAGAGGTCAGCAGATGTGGAAGACATTCGACAGCCATAGTTGGTTACGATGAAATATGGTTCGTTACCAGCGCCAGCACTTCCGTACATCATAGCGCCGTATGTCAGGCGAGTACCAGTAGAACCGTACCCCTTACAAAACCCACCATAATAGCATCCAAGCGTAACGAAATCCGCATCGATGGTTCCTGTTTTGATGTAGTTCGCATTGATATAGAGCCGGTTGTACGTTGAGTCGCTGAAAATTCCAAACAGCGTGCCGTTGTTTGTCAGAATATTGAAGATATCCCTATCGCTAACGGACGTGTTAAGCGCCTCCTGCCACGCATCCCATGCAAGGTCATAGGCATCGTCAGCATGGTTATAGGCACTATTCGCATAACTCCACGCACTATTTGCCTGCTGATACGCCTGATTGCTGCCAACGTTGCTTTCGGACACATTCGCCCAGTTGATGGAAGAACCCCAGGCCATAGTGATACTTCCCTTAACAGACACATTTCCATTTCTGTCCACAACAAAATTTCCGTTGCCAACATTCAATCCGTTAAGGTTAAGGTAGTCAGCGGTAAACTCGTAGTTACCATTCATCATGGAGTTACCATACCTATCCAGGAAGGATGCTCCAGACACAGCGCCCTTGAACGTACCGTTCCTCGCAAACATATCACCGTTTTTCTTCACCCAGAACGGGGCGCTGCCTGGGTTCTGTGCCCCGGCCCAAAACGCATACAACGAGTTGGCATTCGTGCCGGAACCGTTCATAGCGACATAGTTGCTCCCACTCCCTGCATCCACATTAAATTTTGACCGTTCCATAATCATCTCCTAAAAGAGAGAAGGAGGGCAGAATATTCTGCCCTCCTATGTTCATTCGACACCCACAGGCGCATCGACAGTTTCGGTGACATCCTTCTCGGCTATTGCCATGAAAGGTACTTCGTTCACCTCGACCGGAATGGCCTTCGGCTCGACTCTCTTGTGTTTGTTCCGCTTGGTAACCACAGTGGGTTTCCGTGACTCAACGATGCGCTGGAGGTAGGTAGCCCCACACTCAGGGGAACAGGCTACCTCCTGCCAGTGAAATACGTTTGGGTTGCGGTTCGCAGTGCGGCATGGCTCATACTCCTTACCACACACGCGGCAGGTCTTCTTCTCAGAAGCCATATCAGTCACCTGCTTTCTTAGGGCGTTTCCTCTTCGGTGGTCTCATCGACCACGTCCTCAGCGTTCGCACCGAACACGGTGTAGGTGAAGAGCTGACCGCTCTGGTTGTGATAGCCGCAGCCAGCGCCAGCCAGTGACTCAGCCTCGAAAGCGTGGACGGTCTGGTTATCGCCCATCTCGATAGAGAACTCGCCGTTGAAGTCGGCCTTGGGAATGTAGAACTGGATGCGGTAGATGTTGGCGCACTTGTCCTCGGCCAGAGCGTTGATATACAGGGCGCACTTGCCGGAGTAGGTGTCGCTCATGTTGTTCAGGACACTCGCCTGAATCTGACGCTTGTAGTACACGACCACCTCAGTGCCATCGGCGATATCGCCAGCATTGAAGGTGAGGGTCTTGGTCGCGGGGTCATAAGTGAACGTGTCGCTACCAGCGGCGGCGTCCTGCGTCAGGGTCTTACCCAGAGTGCCATCGGTGTTCTTGATATAGACAGCCTCAACCTCGTTGCCGGTAGTGCCAACGGCCTTATAGGTCGTAACTGCCTTGTCCTCGGCCACGATGAGATAGTCATTCCACATGACCTCAGTGACCTTGTTCTCGAACTTGCTGCCAGTCTGAAGCTCCAGCAGGCCGCCAGACACGATGCCGTTGTTGCCACTGATGGTGACAGCCTTGTTCCGCTTCAGAGAAGACAGCTTGCGCCCCTGCTTACCAGTGATGTCGGTCTTTTCCTGGCTCTGAGCGATGGTAGCATTTTGCAGCTCGTCCAGGGTGAACAGATAGGCACCGGTCACGATGTCGAACGCATCAATCGTCTCCAGGCTGGTGACAGTGATATCACTAACGTTCATAGTTGTTCCTCCTCCTATTTGTGAGTTAGCCAATTCAAATCGTCTTGGCTTAGGTCTTTTGCACTGACTGTGCCAGAATAGATGCCGTGCATCCTATTGTCATAGTCAATTTTCTTGATTATCTGGTGCACACTTTCATTGAACTGGTAGATAGAGAGTTCTCGTGTCCCCTCAAACCCATAGTGGAATTGCTCGGTGTTTACAAGCGCAACAACCAACTCCTCCAACTGGGAGTTTGTTGTTCTGTTCTTGTTACGCCGCATTTTTGTGCGTGCCCGTTCAATCAAGTAGTCTTTGGTTTCGCCATTTATTGGCTTGCGGTTATCCCGTTTAATGTGGTGTATTTTGCGCAAAGTTGCTGCAATTTGTCCCTGTATGGCCCGGTCAATCATTGCCCCGGTGTCCTTGTCACGAAGAACAAGCATATTATTCTGTGGGTTGATAACAGACTTGAACGCTTTCAAATCAAGGTCGCCGAAAATTAGAGAAGTATCCCGCTCCTTCAACGCACTAAACATTAGAATGAATAGCTCATATCCAATACACGCTGAATCACCGTCGGGCCTTCCGAGATATTGAGCAAACGTTTTTTGGTCGAGTTAGCCTTCGCGGATATCTCCATGACTTGGATAAGGTGTTTTTATACCCTATCTTTGGAGTAAAACTCACCAATAAAATACATCGCTATTTTGCTCGGCACCATATACGGAGGGCCCGAACAGGTTCAGATTATCGGGAAATGGTTATTGACTGGGAATGCGCCAGATATACCAAGCCAGACAAACCACTAAATGCGTATGACACTCTGTATCGGCTTTACCCTCAGTTGGAACATGAGATTCTCCCTATACTCAAAGAGTTAGGTATTGACCATCATACAGAAACTCATTAAAAGTTGGACTTAGTGAAAATCAAGCGTGTCTGTCACAGGACGCACCGTGATAGCCGGAGAATTTGGAGATGTGGCGAAGACGGTAACGCCGGTGGGATACGTTCCAATCAAGGAGCAACCTGCCTCATCGTTGGTTCAAATCCAACCATCTCCACCACATAGGGAACGGCATCACGCCTGTGTTATCCGAGACACAGGGCGAGTCCTGACTATCGGAGGTTTCAGGAGGCAGTGTTTGGGGATGCCATCAGCCGAGTGCCAAGGGTTTTAGGCTGGAAGAAGAAACTGGGGCGGAGTGACCAGTAAGCCGCCGCCCCTATATGGGGACGTAGCTCAGTTGGGAGAGCGCCTGCCCTGCAAGCAGGGGGTCGCCGGTTCGAGTCCGGTCGTCTCCACCAAAACTTGAAACGAAAAGGGAGGAACAATTATGCTGCGTGAGAACAAAAGGCTCAAAACCATGTGCCTGGCCGCACTTGGCATCGCCCTTTATGTGGCGCTGAGCATGACCGTAAAGATTCCGCTTGTTGGACACGCAAGCCTCGACCTCGGTTACATCGTCTTAGCAGTTTACTGCTACTACTTTGGTTCGGTCACCGGCATGATGGTCGGCAGTGTGGGCTGTATGTTCGTGAGCCTCCTGACCTCTGGCTGGTTTCCGCCTGGATGGATTATCGGTAATATGATAATCGGTTTTATCGTCGGTATGGTCGGCACGGAGAGCAAATCTTCAACTGCCAAGAGAATCGTTGTGGTATTCTTCGCTGTTTTTCTCGGAATCTTTTGTGCTAAGACCATTATTGAATGCACATTGTACTCCATCCCGATTGCAGTAAAGGCTCCCAAAAGTGCTGTAGTGTTCATTGTTGACGCCGTTGTAATGAGCATTGGAACATGGATTGCCCCGATGATTAAGGCCCAAATCCGGCGGGAATAGTGTTGTGAGCAGGACAAATAGGAAGGTGACGGCTAATGACCTTGAACGAATGGTTGGCCTATAAAAATGTGAGTAAGTATAATGCAATCTGGCTGATTGTGGTTTGCGAAAGCTGGCCTGAAATGGAGCATCATGGCGGGTTGCCGTTTGGCGATGGTGTTCTCTTTTATGAGTACATTAACAGTGGCGATGCGTCCAGTGTATTTGGTAACTGTCAAGCACTTGGCGCTATCCCGAAGGGTAAAAAGGAATGGGTCGTCGTTACAGCCCCAGACGGGATGAATTTCAGGAAAGCGCTGAGGGCGCTTGACCCGCTTTCTGACAGGAGGTTCGATTGCCTTCAGCGTATCAAAATGCGGCGTAGCGGTCGCATAGCTTCTGGAAGTGGTGTGACAGGTGCGTGTTATCAGAGCGAATAGATACGATACAAAGTGCCATTACAGGTGGGCCAACAACTGGTTTGAATTATGAGCAAACTTGTCTTTGGCGAAAGTTAATGATAGGAGGGATTTCCATGATTCCTTTTTGTCCTGATTGTAAGAGATGGTGGACAGAAAGAGATGAGAAGATGACGGTCTCTGAACTCCTGGCCGCCTCCGATTGGAACGGAACCTATATCCACATCACTGGCAGCCAAGAGAATGATTACACCGGTGTGTCCAGCCTGTTTAACGTTATGATGCACCGTGATTTGGCCGTAAAGTTTTTCGGCTCTTCCCGAGTATTCAGTGCCGAGTTTCACAATGCCGGTGAGGTGAACGTCGTGAACAAATCCCATCTCATTTCTTGGGCAAAAGAAAACGGACTTCAGCAATGGGAAGACGTGAAGTCCAGGTATGCAGAATACGAGCGACTGTTCCCGCAGAACTGCATCCATGGGCAAAGCCGCCTGAGAATTTCGGTATGAGGTGAACCATGAGAGACCCGAAAAGAATCTACAAGTTCTGCAATGAGCTTGCCAATATCTGGGCGAACAGCGCGTCCGACTGGCGCTTCGGCCAGTTGATGATGAATGTTCTCGGTGAAATGGCCTCCACTGGCCGAGACCCATTCTTCCCAGAGGAGGAAGAGATGATTGAGTTCTTCCGCAAGTTCTTCGACAAAAGACAAGGGGGCAAGTAGGTATGAAGGTCAAAAACTTTTTCTACAACGGGTTCTTCGGCAGGACGACCAAGGGGTACGCAAAGTACACAGCCGAGTTCAAGAGCTGGACGGAAGACCCCGGCATTGCAGTCTGCTCTTGTAGCGATGGCGAGGAGCGTTTGATTCCGACCTTTGCCCTGGAGGGCTTCGACTACGACAAGCATCCGAGACAGAACAATGAGGGCAAAATTGGCTATGTTGGCCCGCCGTGCCATAGTTAAGTTGGAGGTGCGAGTATGAATTACCTTGGCTTCTATCATAATGGAAGGCGCTGCACCTGCCACACTTGCAAACATTTTGCGTGTACGACAACAGAATATCCATGTAAAGATTGCATACCTGGTCTTGCGAAAGGTCGATTCTTCGACCGCAAGGCAATCGGATACGAAGAAGACCCTGAATTGTCGGCTGAGACCATGGCGGTTCACGAGTTGAAAATCCTTCCAAAATATTTTGTGAGGGAAAAGAACTTCGAGCTTCGCAAGAATGACCGTAATTTTCAAGTTGGCGATATTGTTGTACTGAGAGAGTGGAGTCAGGATGTTGGTTACTCTGGCGATTATACCATCCATGTGATACGGTACATTCTTACCGATGCAAAAGAGTACGGTCTTGAAGATGGGTACTGCATCCTTGGCCTCTCGGAGAATGGGCCGTGGTAAAGAGCAAAATCGTTTGTGCGGAAAGCGGTTCGTAAAATAGTTCTTTGATGCACTGAGCTTGCGCTTGATATGCCGATGTGATAAAATGTGTAAGGTGCTTGCAGAAGCCAATCTCAACATCTGGGGGGGTAATCATATGCTTCCTGATTTGAAGCCATGTCCATTCTGCGGAAAGAAGGGCCTCTTTTCGTTTGAAATAATAGGAGGAGTACGGGTCGAATGTTCTGGGTGTGGAGCACGAACAAAGCCAGAGACTGGCAATGAAGAGTGTGATGCCATGCTTTCTGCCGCAGAAAAATGGAACAATGGAGATATAGTATAAGCGCCGCTGATGCGGCGCTTTTCTTATGCGATAAAACAGTCCTTTCATAGCAAGTTCAAGAAATGAGGGATAAGATATGGATGATATCCTATACACCTTAATAATGGTCACCATCTTTCTGTGCCTGATTGCTTGCTTGGTTATCCTTCTTGTTGTCATAGCTGCACTGCTCACGTCAGGTAAGATAAATCAGGAGGTGCGTCACATGAACACGGTTCTTTGCCCGGAGGATGTTGCGAACGCCATCCAGTCATTCGTTCTCGTCAACGAGGGCGACGAGGCGGCGGTGTCGCTCCTCCTTTCCATCGGTGCTGAGCTTCTCGATATCTCGCCCGAAGAAATGGCTGAGATGATTAAGTAATGCAACGACCACGCTATTAGGTCTCCTACAAATAAATGAGTACCCCAGGAGGTGTGGAATATGTGGGATACACCGTTCGATGAATCCATGCTCAGTCTGCACAATGGCGTTGTAATCAACTGCCCAGAGGAATCGTCTTCGTATGAATTGTTTGAGATTTTTAAGGCACATGGTATCTTCTGGAGTTCTATGGAAAATACTCGATGGAGCTCACATATGGAGGACACCTGTTACTTCGTGAGAGGCGACTCGCTGTTGTTCGGCCCGTCAAGGGATGCAGATGCAAGGCCGTACCGTCTATATACAAAGTGTACTTTTCTTGGCGATACCACCTCTGATTTTGAGGCCGCAAGTGATGATGAGCTCATGAGTTTCCTTGGCATTGGAGGTGGCTAACAATGTGGGACACACCATTTGATGAATCCATGCTCCAAAGGAACACTATCATCTACTGCCCAAACGGGTCGCTCGTTGATGAACTTATGGAGGTGCTTGAGCGAAACGGTGTTACTTGGTGCGGCGATGAACCTCCGACAAGCGATGCCAGGTGGGATGAACATCGAGAAGAAACCTGTTATTGGGTGGAAGGCAGGCGTTTGTCATACGGTAATCGTGATTGGGCTGAGGAAAACCTTGATGAGGAGTATCGGAACCACATTAAGTGCACTTACACCGGCGACAATACCCCCGACTTTGAAGCTGCAACCGATTCAGAGCTTATGAGCTTCCTTGGTATCGGAGGTCGCAAATAATGTGGGAAACTCCGTTTAGCCCCTCAATGCTCAATAAAGATGTCATTATCTTTTGCCCAGAAAAAGAACTTGTCAAAGAATTGATGGAGCTTTTGGCCTCATATGGAATCAAGTGGGATTTTTCAGAGTACCTCGTAAATTATGGGAAAAACTTTTGGAGTGATAAAAACGGGAAAACCTGCTATCGTATCTTCAACAGACGCATGGGGTACAGCAGTAGGGCTTATTATGAGGTATCGGAACAGTTTCGTGATTACATCAAATGTACGTTTTACGGTGAACCTGAACCAGAGTTTGAACCGGCGAACGACAACGAACTGTTGGCGTTCCTCGGTCTTTAATTTTGCATAAATAAGGAGGTGTAGCGCCATGGGTGTGAAGATTTATGTGCCTGCTGAAGATGTGTGGGCATTTTTCCAGAGTAACACGGCCCGACTGAAAGAGGAAATGGTCGCTATTGCGGAAAATGAGGACACGAAATACACGGTGTATCTCACCGAGGACAAGGGCTACCCCTCCCTCTCCGTCTGCAAGGGCGACAGCAAGGCAGAGTATCAGGAGGGTGCAATCAGTGAGGATGACTGTACGGATACAGCCAAGAAGTGCTATGTTCGCTACCTGTTTCCCGTTATGGTGAACAACGAGAAGGGGTTCCCGAAGTCCTCTTTTGAGGAGCCGGACGACCTGGAAGATTTGACCGAGCAGGACAGGCAGGACAATGTGTATGTCCGAGAGGACGAACTCCGGTTCGCTATGTGCGACTTCCTCAAGATGGCACTCAATTTGGACTGCGACCCTGTGGAGATTATGTCCGAGTGCGGGGCGGCCCTGGTGGATGATGTTTTGGATGCCATCCTGGAGTACATTGGCATTGAGCATGGTCTTGAGGTATACCGCCCGATGTTCCTGATTGACGAGGAGAGTGGTGAAGAGGCTTACACAGAGTATCCATACGACACCACCGAAGACCTGCACCTTGGCAGCAGATTTGATAACTTGGGGGATGTGGGCGGTGATAAATAACCGCCCACTCCATATGGAGAGGTGGCAGAGCTTGGCTTATTGCACCAGTCTTGAAAACTGGCGGCGGTGATGAGCCGTCCGTGGGTTCAAATCCCACCCTCTCCGCCAAAAATAACTACGATTGGGGGTCTTGAGATGCCTGAATGCTTGGACAACTTTCCATGGAGTTCGCTGAAGGGGTTTAGGAATATGGCTCCTGCAATGTTCAAAGTCGGCGACTTCAAGAACGACCACTTGAAGGATGGAACTCCTGTACAGTTCCGCATCATCGGCTTCAACCACGACAAAGACAGCAGTGGTCTGCTGGTTCCCATGACATGGGAAATGGTTGACTGTATGCCGCAGCGATATCCATGGAACCGAAACGATACGAACGAGGGCTCCTGGCCTGGGACTCAACTGTGCCATCGGATGAACGACAGGGGCGGCGACATCTATCAGTTGATGCCGGATGAACTCGTTCGTTTGGCAACGCCAGTGGTCAAGCTGACAGCGGATACCTACAACGGTGAGAATACCATCATCGAAAGCGTATGCAAGTTTTGGATTAAGTCTGAAAAAGAAACCTTTGGTCGGTGCTTTTACTCTGCCCCAGGTGAGGGGCATTGGTATGAGTATTACCGACAGGAGGATGTGCCCTGGCAGAAAAAGCGCAATGGCAATGAGGAATACACGATGCTCCGCTCTCCCTATGATGCTTATGCTTTCTGCATTGTCAACACCAGCGGCCACGCGAGCATTAACAACGCCAACAGTTCCTCTGGGCTCGCCCCGGCTTTCGGACTCTAATCCCATATCAATCAAACTCAGCACTACGAAAGTGGTGCTGAGGACAGAACACATATTGAGGAATCAACCCGGCAAACGCCGGGTTTTCCTTTGCTCACAACGGCCCAACCTCCTCGTGGTGTGAGTGGATAGCCGAAAGGCGAACTGATAGGGTACATATAAGTAAAAAAGGAGACAAAAAACATGGCAAAAATCGTAATCGCAGGGGACGCAGTCGTCGTCAAGTCCGAGCTCAAGCTGGAGGACATCAAGACCATCGCCAAGTACGAGCCCAAGGCCCTGACCCTGATGGGCGGTGAGGACGGCAAGGAGCCCATCTTCGCTGTGGGTCTGACCACCGACGCCGGTGACATCAACATCAACGGGGCTTCCTTCGGCAAGGCCGACGCCGACGGCAAGGCCACCATCACCATGGTGATGCAGGGCGTGCCCACCGAGAAGGCCAAGGACTGGGTCGCTGACCGCCTGGGCAGCGCCATCATGCACCTGAACGCCCTGGAGGCCAAGCTGCCCGAGGTGCTGTCCGGCATCTCCGCCAAGCGTGCCGCCGTGATGGAGGGCATCGAGGTC